GTAGTTTATACTATCCTGCTTATGAGAAGGCCAAGAATGCGCTAACTAGCATCAGAAGTCGCTATGTTAATGTTTCTTTTGATTGGGTACCCAGAGAAATGAATAAAGAAGCTGATAAACTTAGTACAGAGTATAGATAAAACGGTAGCTTCGCGGCACTGCGTATTCCTTAATTAACGGGCCGCTGCGTCTTCTATGGACGGAATCATAGAAAGGTAATAGAAACAGTAAGATAGGTTCTGGGAATAAACAACCAGTTTTCAGGCAACGGGTAGCTAATAGATGCTACATTGGCGAAGGGTAACCATAACAGCGCATGAGCGCGGCCTACGTCCTGTCGATAGTTCCAAGACTAAATGAAAAACCTTCACAAGCTGTCTAAATCATTTAAAATCAACAGGTATCTCAGTGTATCTTGTTGAAAGACGGGGATTTAGCTCTATTGCATGGCCTATAAGTGCCAATAGCCTGCCAAAACGGTTAAAGTTAGCCTGTAGAGGGTGTTTACATAGCCCTTGATGGTTACCCGACCTTTGGACGAGGGAAGCCCTTCGTGTACCTTTCAGACGGAGTAGTATATGAATTATGAGAATATTTGCCCATATTGTGACACTGAACTACCAGCTTCAAGTGGACGTAAATGTATATGTGATCGTTGTACTAAATTGCGTCCATATGTAAATAAATATGGATTAACTGTCAAGGAGTATGATAAAATTATTAAAGAACAGGATGGACGATGCGCCATTTGTAATGATATATTGTCAACTGACAGTTCTGAAGGAAGACTACCGTCCATAGATCATTGTCATCAACTTGAGCATGTACGGGGTATACTTTGCGGCAATTGTAACATGGGATTAGGACATTTTAAAGACAACATATACAGATTGAAATCAGCAATTAAGTATTTGAAGGAAAATGAAATAACACGTACTTGGTATTTTCAAAAACAATTCGAGGAGTAATGGCTATTTATTCAGACAAAGAGAGGATTATCGAGCGTCAAGAAGAAATGAAAATCAGACAGGAACGAAAGAAGGAAACAGACATGCTGAGAAAGAAAAATCTTTCTTCTTTAAAATCAACAACATCTGGGAAATAAGCTTGACTTATAGGAAAATGGGTGTATACTAGAGGTATAGATAAGATAAAGCGCAGGAGACAGGCTCCTCCACGTTAGGCCACGGTCTAGCGTCCTGTCTCCTTATATTATACATACACCGAGAGGAACCGGGGCTAGGCTGCAATGGTCTAGCCCTTATTATTTGGAGACACAATGGCACAGGCAAATTTAGGACAAGAAACAGTTGCAGCAACATCTACACAGATGCCTAATATTCCAACGCAACAACAGGTTACGTTTACTGCCAAGTCTACGAATACCAGTATTGTTTACATTGGAACGTCTAGTACAGTTAGTTCCGCCAATGGATATGCACTAGAAAAAGGCACATCCGTTACTTTTGTTATCGGAGTAGGCAATACTAATCAATTTTATTATATTGGTACAGCTAGTGATGTTCTTTCATACGCAGCAGTTTAGGAGCAATAATGGCATTTGATAGTGTATTTCAAGGACCGCCAAGTGGTGTGAACGCACCCGGTACGGCACAATCACCTACATTTGGCATCGACGTTACAAATGCTGAATTGTACTACTCAGCCGGAAGTGGCTGGCAACCGATCATCGGTGCTGGTGATATTTCTGGGTCAGGTACTACGGGCTTCGTTCCAAAGTTTACAGCAGGTGCCGTTATTGGTAATTCATCTATTGATGACGGTGTTACATCTGCTGGTAAGGTTACAGTGAGTAACCCCCTAAACGTAACGTCTGCTTCATCTAGTTCTTTTACAGGAAATATTACATCTTTAGGTACAGGAACTAATCCTTTTAGCGGTCCTGTTGAAACTCCATATACGTTGCCTAGCGTTATTTATAGCGTAGCGGGTACGCCTCTTCCCTCCCCCACCGGACTTGAAGGCGCTCGTGCTTTCGTAAGCGATGCAACTGTTGCGACATTCGCCAGTGCATACGTAGGTAGCAGCACTCATAAAGTTCCAGTTTACTGTGATGGAACGGGTTGGTTTATTGGTTAGAGTTTAGGCCACCGAATCGTTAGATTCCTGACAGCGTGGCTATGGGGCAAAGACCCCATTTTAGGGCAGGGACTTCTTAGAACGAGTCCCTGCCAAGGGCCGAGAATGACTAAAGAAGAGAGACAAGCATACTATCAAAGTCATAAAGCTCAGTTCAAGGAATATCAGAAAAGATATAAGACTCAAAGATATGAATATCAGATTAAATATAGATATGGTATAACATTTGAGGAGTTTCTTGAAAAAGTAGTAGATCAAGAAGGTAAGTGTAAAATTTGTGAAAAGTCTATGACTTTTGGGAAAGGACGACACGCTGCTTGTGTAGATCATAATCATGGTTGCTGTCCCGGTAAGAGAAGCTGTGGCAAATGTATACGTGGTATAATTTGCAGTAGTTGTAACAAACTTTTGGGCCTATCTTACGATAATATATCAATTCTAAAGAAGGCCATTGTCTATTTAGATGGTGACCAATGTTTAGTCAAGTCCGACTGAAAAGAGGGGCGCTTAATCACTTTCGAAAGCTATCACGCGAAAGCCCCCTAGAAATACTCGCATACCTGATTGGAGAAGTAACATCTCCTGAAACAGTTGAAGTGCACTCATTCGTGTACACTAAGAATTATTATCTTCAAACAGAGAACACAGTTCAATGGTCTACTGAAGAATATACTAAAGTTCAAGCAAAAGCTGACGAAGCCGGTCTAAGAATTGTAGGATTCATTCACTCGCACCCTGAATGGGATGCAGTCATGAGTCCCGATGATTATTCATGTTGTCTAATAGAAGGACATATACTTTGTGGTATTATATCAGTATACGGGCGCAGAACACGCGCACGATTCTGGACTCCTACCTCAGCAAAACCTTGCGAAATCATTTATACGTAATGCCTAGTAGGAGAGACTATGCCATTCGCTAAAAGTGATGATACACCTAAATTCTACACGGGCATTAACATGCTCAAGAGTTATTGGAAGTCTATCATCGAAAACATAAACTCGACCCCATATCATCAAACCGAAGCTGTGAACAACCTTATGTATCTTTGTGCAGAAACCGAAGAAGAGAAGGAACTTCGCAAGCTTGCATTGATTGCATTTTATGGTAAGCGTCTCGGATACAAGCCGTCTACACAAGTAGGCGAACCGAGCGAACCTGACCCAATTGATGCTAAGGTACAGGACTTGATGGATAGGTTAGGGGGAAAGTCATGAGTGTATTCCAAGTACAGAGAATAGAAGCACAGAAGTTCGCACAAGTATGGAACAAAGGTGGCATCTCAATGATCCTCCCAGATGTGGCAATTGACTTTGCTACTGACTTCAGTAACGTTGTTCTCAATAATTTTATCCAGATGTGTCAGGCTAACGCTCAGGCGCAGGTTGCAGCAAATGAAGCCGCAAAGCCTAAGATCATCATGGAAGGTATTAAGTAAGTTTTATTTCGCGGTCGTCTAATTTGGTAAGACGAGGCACTGTTAATGCCCACGATACAGGTTCGAATCCTGTCTGCGGAGCCATGTTCCTTTCGTTCAACAGATAGGACTCCGGTCTACGAAACCGGTGATTCAGGTGCGAATCCTGAAGGGAATACCATTTATGGAAGAAATTTATACTAATATTTATGTGGGTGACGATTTAGATTATGAAAAGATCAAAGATAAGCCTGATTGGGCCGCAGCTAGAATGTGTAAATATGGACCCGGTGGTCATCAACAAACACTTGGCTATACCACACTAGCAGCACCCAAGGGTAAGAACTATCTTTCAGTAGAGAAGGACGATCATATTGCAATCAACATCATCGATATGGAAGACCCTAATATGATTCCATTCGAGTGCATCACCAAAGCACTAGATTACATTAAAAAGAAAATGGATGAAGGAAAGAAGGTACTAATCGCCTGCAATTCTGGACACAGTAGGGGGCCGACAACGGGCCTTATGTTTCTAAGAGCAATCGGCGATATGCCTTATCATTTCGTTAAATCAGAGCAGATATATCGAACGTTATACCCTAAGTTCGATCCGGGTATGGGAATGCGACAAGTCGCAAGAAGCCATTGGGCCGAGCTAGACCGAATGGAACTAGGAGAAAATAATGAAAGCAAGTGACGCAATGCGTGGCGCATCCGAAGCCCTTGGTGGTAAGGAAAAAGCACCGAAGAAAGAGATTAGTCATATCGTGACGAAGAAGGCTCACAGTGGCGGATATGTTCACGAACATCACCACACTCATCCAGATCATCACCCTATGGAAACACACGTAACGCCAGATCAGGATTCAATGGCAGAGCACATGATGCAAAGCATGGGAACACCTAATCCCGGTGAAGCGGAAGCAGATGCGGGTCAAGGTGGAGCAGCGCCAGCCGCGGCCGGAGCGCCAGCAGCCGCCCCAACTCCCGGTATGTAAGGAGTAGAAATGGCAAAAGAAACAGTAAAACTTTCACATCATCGCGTAGTGATGCACCTTAATAAAGGTGGACTTCACAGAGCACTTGGCGTACCTGAAGGCGAAACAATCCCTACAGATAAGCTACAAGCGGCGATGAATAGTAAGAATGAACATGTAGCAAAGATGGCGAATCTTGCTCACACTATGAAAAGCTGGAAGTAACGCACCTTGGGAGGGGTATGCGTCTAGAAAATCTAAAACAATTATACGAGACGTGTAGACACCTTCCACATTATCATTTTAAAGATTTGAGCGATGAGGAATTCTTAGAAAAGGCTAAGAAGAGTTTTCAGAAGTTAAAGGATTCCCAAAAGAAGCAAGTACTTCAAAGTTGGCTGAGTAAGACGAAGGATGATTCTGAAGATTCTGTCAACTCCATGCTCCGTTATAGATTCCTTTCGCAGACTAACTTATATTTTCTATGTCACCTACTAGAGAGTTATAACTCCACTACAGAAAATACACATGAAGATATCTGCAATGAATTCTTCGTACAGAAAGACCCAACATTCATAACATTCGACCACTTCGCAGATCAATATACAGATTTGAAACAGAGAATGTTATTAGTTCCAAGAGGCGGATTTAAATCTTCTCTCAACATGGCCGATTGTGTGCAGTGGGTAATTTGTTTTCCCGCAATTACAATCGCCATTCTGACCGGAGTTTTGCAACTTGCAAAGGACTTCGTTGGTGAAGTGAAGAAGCATTTTACTTACCAAGAAACCGGCACAGACGGAAAAGGGAAAGCACAATACGGCGTAAGACAAATCATGGATAAGCAAACTGGCGATTGGTCGGACAGCTATTTCCAAGTCTTATTTCCTGAACATTGTCTGTCTCCCCTTGAAGGTAACCAGTTAGAATTTCAGACTCCCGCCGCCGAAGAACAAAAAGAACCATCTGTCAGAGCCGCATCTATCGATCAGGCTTTGTCAGGTAGTCACTATAACGTATTAAAACTTGATGACGTTGTTACTAACGAAAACACAAAAACAGAGAACCGCATCAAGGACACGAACAAGCAAATCAGTATTGATAACGGTCTATTGAATCCTAACGGATTTTATGATGTAATCGGTACATGGTACGACGAACGTGATTACTACGGTGTGACAATTAAGAAGATTGAGAAACGCGCTAAGGAAGAAGGACTTCTTGAGTCTATCAAGGGTTCTGTAGATAGCGGACGTTTTAATGCAAATCTTGGATTCAAACTTTACCTACGCGCATGTTGGTGGCCCACTGAGGAAGCGACTAAGGCCGGGAAGATTGAAGAGGAGATGACTAAGAAGGACTGGGTGCTATGGTTCCCAGAGAGACTTAGTTACGAGTTTTTGAGAAGCAAGCAAGTAGATGACTCAGACTTGGATGATGAGGAAGGGGACACTGGATACTTTGCAATTAAGTATCTAAACAACCCTAGAAAGATTAACAGAGTTAAATTTCCAAGAGAACTACTGATGCGACGTACAATTCCGCACAGTCAGTTTCCGCCACAAGGAATCATTGTTACGACTGTTGATACTGCATACAGTATTAAATCATGGGCCGATTACACGGTCATCATGACTGCTCTCATTTTTGGTGGTAGATTCTATATCATCAATATGGTGCGGGGTCGCTTTAATGAATATGATCTACCAAAGGTAATAGCTGGTGTTGCTCACAAGTGGAAACCGAAGAGCATAGCTATTGAAGAGTCGGTAGGCGTCAAATGGATGGCCCGTGAACTTCGCCGCGAAATGGATAACATGAAGATTTCCGTTCCGGTTGAATTCATCTCGTTAGGAAAAGGCTCAAAGTTAAGATCAAAGCAACTGAAAGCTAAACCAGTCCTTAGACTGCTTGGCGATGAACGCTTATATTTCTTGAACTCATGTGAAGGTCTGGACGAGATATACAATGAATTGGAAAAGTTCACAGGAACAAGTGACGACAAGCACGATGATATCGTATCTGCCATATCCTTGCTTGTGGAACAATTCATTGGCTATGCAGACGTTGATAAACGAATTAACTCTTATCAGTCAAACTTCGTTGCCGATCAAAAATCTAAAGACATGCATGACCAAATGTACTGCTTAGGGAAGTATGCAAAATACGCACAACAGAGCGATAGTCCGACTACAACATACCAGTTAGAACAATCGGTAGCGTCCTCTCCTATAGCTGATACCTATGGGACCCTTTATCTGACTTGTTCTGAGGAGGGTTTCATGCGTACACGTTTAAGAACGAGTGACGAGATTAGAAAAGCAGTAATCGCCAGCTTTCAAAGGGACTTTCCCGGAGAGAGCATCAACAGTGTAGTATTCAGTACGTACATTTTGGACGTGTACTGTCGTGCTGTAGAAAACTACGATCTATGCAGACAAATCATCATGAGAGGGGTTGATATTGACCTATAGGAGCTACAATGTTGCTTGAAAATGAAGCGCACAATAAAGTGGAGTTGATTCCCACAGATTACAATTCACAAGGTGATCTGACAAATACTGCCGCTGAAGTTGCGCTTGTAGTAGGTGCAGCCGGTCAAGCCGAAGCATTTATTCAGAATAAGCAATATGCTCTACTATGGCGTGATGCGGATTTGCTTTTTCAAAGTCCGCGCCCAATGTCAGTGTTCGAGAATACATATATCCTAGAACCTAACGTACAGCGTTTCACAGTCGCTAAGGTAGTAAATAGTATTGTTCCTCAATTATACAAGGGTTTGTTCTACCAAGACCCTCCAATGATCCTGCGTCCCCGTCCGGGAACATCACAGAACGTAATAGACGCGAAGACAGCCATGTTTTCTACTCTATTAGATCAATGTGACTTCAAGATGGAAACTAAAATTGGCTTAGAACAAATGGCCCATCTTGGTACAGGTATTTGGAAGTGGGGAATAAAGTACAAGAAGATTATTACTAAGAAGAGAAAAGCAACTGTACATAAACTTTCAGCAGGTCCAGTAGGCGCGGTGGGAACCGCAATGATTCCTACTGAAGACGCGCCAGATATCACTATTTCTACTCGCTACGCGCCTAGACCTTACATCGAAAGCCGTCCAGTAGATAGAGTAATGGTAGACCCTCATACATGCGTGGGTGATATTCGTAGAGCAGATTGGGCAATTGACGTTCGTTTCATGGACTTTTATCAGTTGCAAGATTTGATTAAAGGTATTGCTACTCTTCCTGATGACCATCCTGATAAAGAGGGCTGGACACTTCCTACTGAATCTGAGTTGAAGAGTTGGTTCATGCCTCCTACAGACGCCGGTCAGCTTGGAGAATCTGTAAGTCAGCAAGCAACTTACGTAAAAGGTATCGTACATCACTCAGAGGATATTAACATTCAAGTTAGCCCAGATGTGCTCTTTAAGAAGTTAGAAGTTCTTGAGTACTGGGATAAGCGTAGAAAGATTATTGTTGTCCAGCGTAAGAAGAAAATCTGTGCACAGGACAATCAATTCGGAGTTATCCCCTTCCTTTCAGCTAATTGGTGGAATAGACCAAGAGCATTTTACGGAATGGGACTTGGCCTGATTGTTGGACAGAATCAACGTGTAGATCAGGGAACTATCAACGCAATTCTAAAAATCCTGTCATTCGGTGTCAATCCTATTTATTTGCGTAGACGTGATTCAAACGCGCCTACTCAAATGATTCGCACGGGATTGGGTAAAATCCTGACAGTAGATGGTGAAGTTGATAAGGCTTACAAGTTACTTGAAAGTCCTAAAGTTCCTAATGATATTTGGTCCGCGTTGCAGGAGTCCGAAAAGGCTACGGAAAGTAGCTCAGGAGCCGATAGTCAATTGATTCAAGGCTCATCAGCAGGCCCAAGATCGTCAATGGGGCGCACGGCAACGGGTGCTACCAATCTAGCAGGAGCATCTGCTACACGTCTTGATGGACCACTCGATAACTTTATTGAGCAAGTCTTCAAGCCTTGGCTGTACATTCTGGACATGCTTGTATTCGAATATTTCTCTGACGCAGAGATTTATAGAATCCTAGGCGAAGAGCACGGTAAAGACTTTGAAGTAGACTTGCAAGAATATCATGACGGCGCGATTGAGTTTGAAACTCTAGCCGGTGCGTCACTAGCTGCGAAGAGAACTATGAGTCAGTCAATGACTCTTATCACTCAGCTTCTAGAGAATCCGAACATATCTGAATTCCTAGCAGATATCAATGAAGAATATATTGATTGGAAGCGAATCATTAAGATGGAAATGGAAGCTTCAGAATGGAAGGACATTGATGACATCATCAAACCTATGACGCCTAAGATGATTCAGAAGAGACAGCAACAGTCTCAGGCCGCACAGCAACAGTCTAAACTAGCAACACAACAGGCAGTTAGCGCACAAAATGCACAACAGAAATCAAAGCTACAGGCGGAAGCTACTCAGCAACGCATTCAAGAAAGACTTACTGTAGGCGCAGTTTTGAATAGTGCAAAAGGTGAAGCTAACGAAGGTTCTCCTACTGACGCAGGTTTAGGCGGCGGCGAACCTGAAGTACAATAAAAATATGGATATGTGCCAGATAACCGGGACATATTAAACGAGAGGGTATATCACGTCCGTAAGCCGAGATGGGTGGGTACTTTTTCCAAGCGTGTACGTGTAAACGTGACCGCTTAGAGTCATCTCAAGAACCCCACAAAAGCCGGGTTTTCAGGTGCTTTTCCCTTACAAAAGCGCCAGCTTCATCCTTGGGAGGGGACGATGGAAGAGTTTGGTTTTAATCCTGACCTTGTGCTAGAAAGAGAGGAAGTTGCATATCTAGCTGCTCTCGTTAGCCAACCGGGATTTAAGATTTTACAGAAGATTTTCAGAAGTGGCGTAGATCAGTTTGCAGTTCAAATGATTAACGCAGATCAGAA